GTTCAACACCGACCAGCAGATGATGGAGCGCACGAACAACATTCTGTGGCGCCCGCAGCCCTACATCTCGGTGTCCTACGCCGGCACCGACATGAGCGCGAACTTCGACGACTACAGCCAGTTGACCGTTCCGGCCACCATCGGCTTCGGTCGTTCGGTGCCGTGGGTCATGACCGCGACCGAAATGCGCGACAGCCTGCAGGAAGGCCGTCTGGGCGATGCCGCGAAGCAGAAGCTGGCCAGCGACATCAACGTCGCGATCATGAACGTCGCAGCCCTGCAGGGCACGATCTTTGTCAAGCGCACCGCAGCCGCTTCCGGCTTTGACGACGTGGCCGAGATCGAAGCGCGCATGAACGAGAAGGGCGTCATGGACAATGACCGCTATCTCGCGCTGTCGACCCGCGACTACAACGGCATGGCGAGCGACCTGGCGAAGAACACCCGCTCGTTCGGCAACGACATCAGCGACAGCGCCCTGCGCCGCGCCTACGTCGGCCGTTTGGCCTCGTTCGAGACCTACAAGCTCGATTACGCGGTGCGCAAGGCTGCTCAGCTTGGCGGCGGTAGTATCACGATGTCGACCCTCGTGGCAGGCAACAACTACTACGTTCCGAAGGCGACTTCGGTGTCGGCCACCGGCGAGACGAGCAACGTCGACAACCGGTACCAGACCATCACCACGACCACGAACACCAACGTGGCCGCTGGCGATGCGTTCACCATCGCGAACGTGTTCGAAGTTCACGCCATCACCAAGCAGTCGACCGGCGTGCTGAAGACCTTCCGCGTCATCTCGGTGCCGACTTCGACCACGCTCGTGATCAGCCCGCCGATCATCAGCAACCAAGGCGGCTCGGATGCCGAGGCGCAGTACCAGAACTGCTCGGTCACGTCGACCTCGGGCACTGCTGCCATCACGTTCCAGAACACCGCTGCGGGCAACATGAACCCGTTCTGGCAGAAAGACGCGCTGGAAATCCTGCCGGGCCGGTACGCTGTCCCGTCGGATGCGGGTGTCGCGGTGATGCGTGCGGCGACAGACCAGGGCATCGAGCTGGTGATGACGAAACAGTACGACATCAATACGATGAAGACGAAATACCGTCTGGACACGCTGTACGGCGTGGTCAACAAGCAGCCGGAAATGTCGGGCATCGTGATGTTCTCGCAGCCTTGATGTTACAGGGGGCGGCGGAAGACCCGCCGTCCCCAACCCAAGGGCGCAGGAAGACCCTGCCAACCCTCACTGGAGATTACGCAATGTCCAACATCATCGCAGTCAACGGCCGCGCGACCGTCACCGTTCCCGCTGCCGAATCCATTGCCGTGTACACGCAGGGCCAGGCACAGGTCTCGCGCACGCTCGGTTATCCCAACTACCCGGACCAGACCACGCTGATCGGCACCGTTACCAACGGTCAGACCGTGTTCGGTTCCTACGCCAGCGGCGCGACGATCGTTGTCGAGTCCGTTGGATCGATGCCGGTGCTGTACGAAATCGGGACCGCTCCGGTTGTGCAGCAGTGGCGACTCAACAGCCAGGTGCAGGGCGCGCCGACCGACATCGCCGACGGCGCTTCGATGATCGCCACGAATGCGTCGCTTCTGGGGGGCATTGTGACCGCGACTCCGACCGCTTCGCGCAACGTCCAGTTGCCGACCGGCGCGAACATGGATTTGGGAAGCGAGTTTGCAATCGGCGACAGCATCGACTGGTCGCTGATCACGCTCGCGGCGTTCGCGCTGACAATCACGGTCAACACCGGGCACACCATCGTCGGAGCGGCGGCGACGGCGGCAACCTCGGGCAGCGCGGCTCGCTTCCGCACTCGCAAGACCGCTGCCGACACCTTCGTTACCTACCGCTTGGCCTAACAGTCACAGCGGACGCAGCGCAGCGGGTGGTGGTCACAAGCCACCGCCCGCTTTTTACTTGAGGAGTCACCGTGCCGCTGAAGAAGGGCTATAGCGAGAAGTCGATCAGCTCAAACATCTCGAAGGAGATGAAATCGGGCAAGCCGCAGAAGCAGGCGATTGCCATCGCCCTGTCCACTGCGCGCACCGCTGCGATGAAGGCTGGCAAGCCGGGCAAGGCTCCGGCGAAGAAAGGCAAGTGATGAAGGGCCTGTACGCAAACATCCACGCGAAACGCGAGCGCATCGAGAAGGGCAGCAAGGAGCGCATGCGCAAGCCTGGTGCGAAGGGCGCACCGACTGCGGCGGCATTCAAGGCGTCCGCAAAGACTGCGAAGAAGGGCAAGTGATGGAGTTCCCGACCTTCGTTTACCGTTGTCCCGGCCCGCACTTCGGCCCACCTGGAACGACCTATGGAACGCTCGATGTGGCTGGCGAGGATGCGCTGCAGGCGGCTCTGGCAGATGGATGGCATGTTTCCCTGCTGGAGGCCGCCGAAGCCTTCCTGCGCAAGCCTGAGCCGGTTCGTGAGCCGGAGCAGACCCCGGCAGACAATGCACCGCCGACGCGCGACGAGATGCTCGAGCAGGCCAAGCGCATCAATCTGAAGGTGGATCGGCGCTGGAACGACGAAACACTGCTGAACGCCATCGTGGCGAAAATGAAGGAGCAGACACCATGATTTCCGGACCCTGGGCACCGCGCTACGGCGCAGGCGTGACCGCTTCGACCTCGACCAGCTCGGCCACGACGACCATCGGCTTGGGCAACAAGTGCCTGTGCCTGCAGAACCTCGACAGCACGAACACGATCCACTTCCGCACGAGTCAGGGCACCAGCACGGCGACGACTGCTGACACGATGCTGCGCCCGAATCAGGTGCTGGTCGTGCAGAAGAGCCAGGATCACGACACCATCGCTTATATCGCAGCGGCCGGCACGCCGAGCCTGCGGATCGAGCCGGGCGAGGCTGGCTACTAGCCATGAGCTACAGCAAGCAGCAGTTCGTCACCGCCGCATTCGAGGAGCTGGGCCTCGCGGCCTACGTCTTCGACCTAGCGCCGCAGGATCTGCAGACGGCGCTGCGGCGGCTCGATGCGATGATGGCCGAGTGGAATGCCAAGGGCATCCGGCTGGGCTATCCGCTGCCGGGTTCGCCGCAAGACGCGAGCCTCACCGATCCGTCTGGCGTGCCCGATAGCGCGAACGAGACGATCATCACGAACCTCGCGCTGCGACTGGCGCCGGGCTTCGGCAAGCAGGCTGCGGCGCAGACGATGGCGACGGCCAAGATGGGCTACAACACGCTGCTATCGCGCGCTGCGATGCCTGCCGAGCAGCAACTGCCGCGCACGATGCCTGTCGGCGCTGGCTGGAAGCCGTGGCGCTCGTATGGCGACCCGTATGTACCGGCGCCCACTGACCCCGTGCAGGCTGGCCCTGACGGAAATCTGGAGTACAACTGATGCCCACGATCAACCAGCTTCCCGTCCTGTCGCAATTGTCCAGCGGCGACCAGATTCCGGTCTACAACACTGCGAACGGTGACGCGCGCCGCGCCAGCATCAACGCGCTGCTGACCTACTTTCAGCAGTCGTTCGCCGCTCCGACCGTGTCGACGAACATCTATGTGCCGACGACGGGCTTTAGCATCACCGTGCCGACGCCAGTGTCTGAGCAGCAGTGGATGCTCATCCAGCCCGCTGGAACGCTTGCCACTGGCACGATCACGCTGCCGCTGAACACTGGCGTGCCGGACGGCACCGAGGTGCTGATCACGACCACGCAGGAGATCACCGCGCTGACGATCTCGCTCAACGGTGCCACTGCGGTATTCGGCTCGCCGACCACGCTGCGGCCCGGCGCCGCGGTGCGGCTGCGGTTCTATCTGGCGACCAACTCCTGGTACAGCATCATCACCGACAGCTCGCCCTTCGGCGCTGCGATCCAGGCATTCCTCGCCACGCCGAGCAGCGCGAACCTGCTGGCCGCAGTGACTGATGAGACGGGCACCGGCGCGCTGGTCTTTGCGGACACTCCGACGCTGGTGACGCCGGTTCTCGGCGCGGCCACCGGCACGAGCGTGACCACGACCG